TATCAGTAACTAATTTTGGTGATTGTATTAAGTATTATTGTTTTCATTCTGAGTGTACCAAAGGTGGAGTAATAAAAAAGGGGCTATCTGAACATTCATTTAGTGAAGACTCTCGTAGTTTTGTTAATACAAACTTTAATCTAGGAGTTGAACATCATGAAAAGTTTTGGAGACTCGATTTAGATATTAAACAACTCAAGTATCTACAGGACAATCATTGTCTCAAGGCGTGGAGGTCTGATCGTGCTGACATTCGCTATGACTTTAAGAAAAATAGAATAGTGTTTGTAGTAAAAGAAGATGGAGTGGTAGTTGACGCTGCAGGTAGGGCCTTGGGTAACGAGTTACCAAAGTGGTACAGGTATGGTAAATCTAATGTACCATTTATTTGTGGTGACTTTGATACAGCAGTGTTAGTAGAGGATTGTGCATCTGCAGTGGCTGTGTCTAGTTTTGCTACAGGTGTAGCGATGATGGGTACAAGTTTATCTGAGGAATGTGCTAATCGACTTACATCTTACAATAAAGTTATAGTGGCTGTTGATGAGGATGCCACTGACAAAGCTGTAAACATTTCACACACACTACAGTGGAACATGGAAGATGTACAAATTCGCGTACTACCAAGAGATTTAAAACGTTTGGACGAAACAGAAGCAAAGAGGATATTAAGACTAGATGATTGATAAATCTGTGATAGTTGCTTGTCTAAAGAAAGACAACTATAATCGAGTGGCATCTTTAGTGAAGAAGGAGTACTTTCCAAAAGAAATAGGATCAATTATTGATACAGTAAATAATTTGCATAAGCTTTATGAGGGAGACATTTCTGTAGAAGATTTAATGTTGTACCATAGAGATGCAAACCCTGCTATGCCAGAGGCAACAAGGCTACGAGTAGAGAGAGACATAAATTCTTTAAGACAAGTGAAAGTAAATGACAATCTTGTTGCTGACATCTTACACAACTTTTGGAAAAGAACAAAGGCTAAACAAATAGGAGAACAAGCACTTGACATCTTTTTGGGTAAATCTGGCGATACTAGTCCTCTTCTCTCTTCTGTAGAAGATTTGAAGAACAACGAGGTGAAGGTATCAAAAACATACACTGTGCTCAAGGAAGACATAGAGACTAGCCTTGAGGAGTTTGAAAAAGAACCTGAGTTTAAGTTTCCTGCACAGATAAGAGATCATGTGACAGGCATAGACCGACAAAACCTTGGGGTAATTTTTGCAAGACCTGAGATAGGGAAAACTTCATTCGCTGCGTGGTTGTGTGGTTGGTATGTGAAGAACAACTTCAAGGTAGCCTATTGGGGCAACGAGGAACCAGTACGCAAGACACGCATGAGAGTTGCCAAATCAATTCTTGAACTATCTCGACAAGAAATCCTTTTGGATAAGGAAAAGTTTATAAAGGACTACAGAGACAAAGTTTTACCATACGCTACATTTATGGACTGTGTGGGTACAAGCATACAAGAGATTGAGGATTATTGTTTTAGAAATGAAGTTGACGTAGTTTTTGTAGATCAGCTTGACAAGGTACGAGTAGATGGAGAGTTCTCTCGTGGAGATGAGCGTTTAAAAGAATTGTATGCTCGTAGTCGTGAACTAGCAAAAAGAAACAATGTGGCGGTGTGGGCAGTTTCTCAAGCTTCATATGAAGCACACAATCGAGAAGTAATTGATTACTCCATGCTGGACGGAAGTAAGACAGGCAAGGCAGGAGAGGCTGACATCATCATAGGTATAGGGGTTGCGGAGCATGAAGAATTTCGCACACTAAAGTTCTCAAAGAATAAAATAAACGGCTATCACGGATCAATTGTTCTGAGACGTGATGGAGATAGGGACATCTTCTTATGATTGTTACTACAATCGACATTGAGACTACTTTTGATAAGAAAAGAAATGTGGTCTCCTCACCATTTTTTGAAGATCAACTTGTTTACATAGGATGGTTCTCGTTTAGCACAGAAGATTATGCCACAGAGATAGCAGGGTGTTTCTTTCATCACAATGAGAGAGAGCCTCATAAGAACGCATTTAAAATAGTGCAAGATACTTTATATGCCACTGACATCCTTGTAGGACACAACATTAAGTTTGATCTTACTTGGATGAGAGAGTGCAACTTCAAGTACGAGGGCAATCTTTTTGATACAATGGTTGCAGAGTACCTTTTATGCCGTGGAGAAAAGCAGTCACTTAGCCTTGCAGAGTGTTGTGCTAGGCGTAGTTTAGATAGTAAACGCACCGATCTCATACAGGAGCACCTCGACAAAGGTTTATCATATGAAGATGTACCTTGGCAGTTAGTTAAAGAATACTGTGACGCCGATGTGCAGATAACAAAACAACTAGCCGACAAACAAATAATTGATATGAAAACAACTTGGAGGGATTTTCTGTATGCTTAAAGTTGCTAAGATGAGCATGGAGCTAACAGATGCTCTTATTGACATGGAGCGTCATGGCATAAAGATATCCAACGAAAATTTAGATAAAATACAACAAACATACGAACAGGAATATCGTGGTTTACAGCAGGATCTAAAAAAGATTGTATCACAAGTTATGGGCGACACTCCCATCAATCTTGACAGCCCTGATGATCGTAGTATTCTTATTTATTCAAGAAAAGTTACCGACAAGAATGAGTGGAAGTCTGTATTTAACATAGGGTCAGAATTACGTGGTAATACTAGAAAGCCTAAGTATAAAACTAGAATGTCTCCGCAAGCATTTAACTCTCACGTAAAACTTCTAGCCCCTGTAGAAAGAAAGACCATAGGAAAACAATGTCCTGATTGTAAAGGGCTAGGGTTTTATAACAAGAAGCTGAAGTCGGGTAAGCTCAGTGAACACAAGACTAAGTGTAAGACTTGTCTAGGAACAGGTGTTTGCTACGAACCAATCAACGAAGCGGCAGGGCTACGTGTAATACCTCGTGGCGTTGAAGACACTTGTGCGGCAGGATTTAAAACAGACAAAGAAACTTTGGAGCAGATACTACCGGAGCTAACTGGATTAGCCCACGATTTTGTGGAAAAGTACACAAGATATTCTAAGATAAGAACGTATCTCAATACATTCGTTGACAGTTTGGGTAAGTTTCAAGACTCTCGTGGGTTCATTCATCCACAGTTTAATCAGTGTATAACAGCTACAGGTAGACTATCATCTAGTAAGCCTAACTTTCAAAACATGCCCAGGGGTAATACCTTCCCTGCAAGAGAGGCAATTGTATCTAGGTTTGAGGATGGTTACATACTAGAAGGTGATTACTCTCAGCTAGAGTTTCGTGTGGCAGGTTTCCTATCTAAAGATGAAACTATATACAAAGAAGTTACTGACGGTTTTGATGTACACAGTTATACAGCATCAGTGATGGGTGTCTCAAGACAAGAGGCAAAGTCGCATACTTTTAAACCGTTGTACGGAGGAATACTTGGCACTGACAAGCAAATGAGATACTACTCTGCATTTAAAGAAAAGTATTCTGGGATCACACAATGGCATGAGGATCTGCAGAATGAAGCTGTTAGAACCAAGAAAGTAGTTCTTCCATCTGGTCGTGAGTATGCGTTTAAGTTTGCAAAGTTTACTTCACGAGGCACGGCAACAAACGCCACTGCAATCAAGAACTATCCTGTACAGGGTTTTGCTACGGCAGACCTGTTGCCCCTAGCTTTGATAAAGTTGCACAAAAGATTACGTGAGTTAAATAAGCAAGGTGTACAAAGCTTGCTAATCAATACTGTGCATGACTCTCTTGTAATGGACGTACATCCACAAGAGAAAGAACAAATGGTTGACTTAATGAAGGAGTGTATGTTATGTATATCTGACGAATGTAAAGTGCGTTATGACTTAGTGTTCGATATGCCCATAGACATCGAACTAAAAATTGGGCGTGATTGGTTAAATTTAGAGGAGATATAAATCTATGGCTGATCTTGTAAAAATTGATGATATAGAAGCAAACATGGCAAAAATTGCTGAGATGATTGGACAAAAGGACACATCTAATAGCAATGTATCTCAGGGCTACCCACGGTTAGCCATTGAACAACAGAACGAAAACACCAATGGTGATGTGCTACCAAAGGGGTCTTACAGGTTTAAGGTGAATGGAAAGAGTGTGTACACAAAAGATGTAGAGGTGCGCTTCTTTGTTCGTTACTATGGTTACGACTTTTATAACAATGAGAACCCTGAAGAGTCTGTAAGAACAGTTCTTCAACCTTCTCTGAGTGACGATTTTCCTGACACTGCAGGTGGTGACAGGTGTGGTAAGCTATCAAAAGATGAGGTTGCTGCCCTTCCTGCTAATTCTATTGAACATGCAAGACAGAAAAACATCAAGGCTACACAAGTTGTGTATGGTTTAGTAGCAAAAGGAAAAGGTGAAACAGTGGATGGAGAGGAAGTAAATCTTGCTGGTACTCCCTTTGTTTGGTCTGCAAGAGGTTCTGCCTTTATGCCAGTGGCTAACTTCATTCGTGAGATCCCTGGCAATAAGATTATGTTTAGTCAAAGGGCAAAGCTTGCAACTAAGCGTAATGTAAATGGTTCAGTGATCTACTACACGCCAGTGTTTGAGAAACCTCAAACAATTAAAGTTTCAGAGGAAGATATCACCATGCTCAATGAGTTCATGGAAGATATCAAAGGCTGGAATGATCGAGTGCTCAAAGACTACAATGAGAAGAAAGAGAACGTATTACTCAAGGAAGATTTGGACGTTGCCAAAGACCTTGAGAGTGCCGCCTAATGTCTGACACGCTTCTACAAAGAGTACAATTCTTTTTAGAAGCAGCGTCAAGGGGGGAGTCTTCGGGCATCCCCCCTCATCTCATTCACGAATTTAAGGAGATGTGTGGCTCTGCGCTAGAAAGACAATTTAGCCGTGATGATACAGGGCCTAAGATAAGAATGTCAGGTGTAGGCAAGCCCCTGTGCCAACAGAAAATGGGCATGAGAGATGATATCAAAGAAGATGTTGACTACACATTAGTAATGAAGTTTTTGTTTGGAGACATAATTGAAGCTATTGCAGTAACAGTAATGAAAGCTGCAGGTATCAATGTTGAAGAGGAACAGAAACCAGTACAGCTAGAGATAGGTGGTACTACTTTAAAGGGAACATATGACATCAAGATTGATGGAAAGATTTATGATATCAAGAGTGCTAGCCCTGGGGCATTCTCTATGAAATTTGCTGCTAACCGTGGCTACAACAATGTGAAAGCGGATGATGTGTTTGGCTACGTGCCGCAGGGCTACCTGTATTCTGAAGCTGCAGGGTGTGAATTTGGTGGGTGGATAGCCATCAACAAGGCCACAGGAGAATGGGCGGTATGCAAGGCCCCCTTGCTACAGCAAGAGGACAGGGCAGAGGCTTTGAAGAAAAGCCATGATAATATAGTTGAAGTGTTAAGTGATAATCCGTTTAAGAAATCTTTTTCAGATACAGAAGAAATTTATAAAGATAGAAAAACAAAAGAAACAAAGAAAACTGGCAACAGATTAATGCATAAGAACTGCGGTTACTGTGGTTACAGAGAACATTGTTGGCCTAAATCAGTGTATAAACCCAAGGCTATCTCAAGAGCAGAAAACAAACCTAGAGTTTGGTATACAAAGTATGTCAAGGAGACGATAGAATGATTTTAGTCACAGAACGCTACACAGATTTTATGGTAGATCAAAACCCTTACGCAAGATTCATTTACTTTGAAACAGAAAAGCAGGACACTGCTACAGACTTTGTTTCTATAAGAGGTAGAAAGAACGCCATACCCATTAGATACAGACACAATATGTCAGATAAAGGTTTGTGGCAGGATGAAGATTATACAAACAAAGCTAGTATGGCAAAGGTAGATTTTTCAAATGCCTTTGAAAATAGCAGGGCCTCAAGAGTTGTTGTGTTTCCAATGATATCATTTAACATCATTATCTCCTTTCTTACACCAAAGTATCAAAAGCTTTTTGAGAATGAGTATGCTAAACTGTTAGCACACAACGACATTAGAGATTACAGGTATAACAATGCGTTTTAGATCAAGATTTGAAGCACAGGTTGCCCTGTCACTTGAGAAGCAAGAAATAGATTTTGAATTTGAACCTCACAAGATTGAATTTCAACCGCCCCCTCGTGTATACATTCCTGATTTTTATATACCTGATCATAACTTTTACATAGAGGTAAAAGGAAGATTACGCCAAGAAGATCGCGTGAAGCACCTTCTCGTTAAAAAACAAAATCCTGAAGTAGAAGTTAAATTTTTGTTTGCCAATTCGCGTAAAAAAATTTACAAAGGATCAAAGACTACCCATGCACAGTGGGCCGAAAAGAATGGTTTTGAATGGGCAGAGCAAGTTCCCCCAAAGGAGTGGACGAAATGAGTGAAGACGGTTTTGTATATAATAAAGAAGAAGAAGACGTTATCCCCGACGATGTAAAGCGGAGAATAGAAGAGGAGTCTTTTGGATTAGTGGAGGGACGATTATACATCGTTCTTGATAGCACGAACAATGAAAGTGTAAACGTTCGTTGCTATGATACTACAAGCAAAGAAGAGATCAGCCCTGCACATGTCATGTGTCACGGTATGGTGGAGATTATGAATAGTGAAAATGATTATGTTCTATCAGTGGGACACGAAATGGTAATGAACTATTTAAATGAGGCAAAACAAGAGAATGAAGAGGTTAATATTACTGCACAGGATTTGGGTAATAATATTATAAAAGTAAACTTTGGTAGTAAACATTAGGGGAGAATCATGATTAGAACTGCACTGTTAAATAAAGCTTCAGAGATTATTAGTGGTGAGCGGAATGAAAAGTACGGTCCTGCAGAAGAAAACTTTAAATATATTGCAGAGTTTTGGTCCATTTATCTTGGTAAGAAAATTGAATTAGTAGACGTTGGTAATATGATGATACTAATGAAAATGGCTAGAGCCATCAATGATAAAAGCCATATGGATAATTACGTGGACACTGCAGGATATGCGGCGTTAACTGCAGAGGTTGCGTCAAATGATCTATAATGATATCACCATCAGCCCTGAAAGAGATGACCTTTTTGATGAGTTAGGCAAGGTAAGACTAAAAGAGTCTTACATGATGGACAATGAGATATCTCCACAAGAAAGGTTTGTATATGTTTCAAAATCTTTTAGCACTAATGAAGAACATGCTCAGAGGCTTTACGAATATTCTTCAAAACACTGGTTATCTTATTCTACTCCTATATTATCATATGGGCGTTCTAGGCGTGGTCTTCCCATTAGTTGTTATCTTAACTATATTCATGATAGTGCAGAGGGGTTAGTTGATAATCTTAGTGAGACTAATTGGCTCAGTATGTTGGGTGGTGGTGTTGGGGTTGGTTTTGGTATTAGGTCTAGTGACGATAAGTCTACAGGCGTTATGCCCCATCTCAAGATGTATGATGCATCGAGTCTTGCCTACAGACAGGGTAGAACTCGTAGGGGTAGTTACGCTGCTTATCTTGATATTAGCCATCCCGATATTCTTTTATTTCTTGAGATGAGAAAGCCTACTGGAGATCAAAACTTCAGATGCCTTAACCTGCATCATGGGATTAACATAACAGATGAGTTTATGCAGTTAATAGAAAACTCCATGACTAACCCTTATGCAGATGATACATGGGAACTAAAAGATCCTCATAGCAACAAAGTTTGTGACATAGTTTCTGCAAAAGAACTATGGCAACGTATTCTTGAAATGCGTATGCAAACAGGTGAGCCTTACATTCATTATATAGACAGATCAAACGATGCTCTACCACCATGGTTAAAACAGCGTGGGCTAAAGGTGCATCAATCTAACCTGTGTTCTGAAATAATATTACCAACTGATGCAGATAGAACAGCAGTTTGTTGCTTATCTTCTGTTAATTTAGAATACTTTGATGAGTGGTCTAAAGATAAAAGTTTTCTTGTAGACATGTTAGAGATGTTAGACAATGTTTTACAAAAGTTTATTAATGAAGCTCCTGATAGTATTAGCCGTGCTAAGTACTCCGCTATACGCGAAAGATCAGTGGGCGTGGGAGCGTTGGGATTTCACGCATACTTACAAAGTAGAAACATTTCATTTGAGTCAGCAGTGGCTAAATCAATTAACATGCGAATGTTTAAACACATACGAACAGAACTTGATCACGCGAACAGAAACTTGGCCTTACTCAGAGGAGAAGCACCTGATGCAGCAGGAACAGGACTACGTTGTAGTCACGTTATGGCAATTGCACCCAATGCTTCAAGTTCAATTATCATGGGAAACACATCACCATCTATCGAACCTTGGAGAGCCAATGCCTATCGCCAAGATACGCTTAGTGGTTCCTTTTTGAATAAGAATAAATTTCTTGATAAGATTATTAAAAAGAAATGTAAAAAAGACAGTAAGCTAAATTATGATCGTATATGGTCTAGCATCATAGCTAATGATGGTTCTGTGCAGCATCTTAGATGCCTATCACCTGAAGAGAAAGAAGTATTCAAGACTGCAATGGAGATTGACCAAAGATGGGTGATTGAACATGCAGCGGATAGACAGCAATACATAGATCAATCACAATCTTTGAACGTTTTCTTTAGACCAGACGTAGATATAAAGTACCTTCATGCCGTACACTTTATGGCATGGAAAAAGGGCTTAAAGACTATGTACTATTGTAGATCAGAAAAGATTGGTAAAGCCGATAAGGTTAGCCGCAAGATAGAACGTCAGATTATAAACGAATTAGACATGGAGTCTTTAGCCTCTGGTGATGAGTGTCTTGCTTGTGAAGGGTAAAAGCTATGGCTAAATTTATAATTATTATTGTTATGTTTTTTCCAAACTTTGAAGATTATCTAGGTGGTAATACATTTATTGTTAGTCATAAACATGATAAAGAATTAGTGTTTGAAACTCAGATAGAATGTTTTGAATATGTTACAGAAAATATTAGCGATCTAGTTCTGTTTGGTGAACAAACTTATAGTCACATAGAGGGTGCAGAAGTAAGTGAGTTTCTTTGCGTAACTAAAGAGGATTCTAAAGAGTTTGAAAAAATACAGAAAGAGGAGGGAGTTAATACGTGATTAAGTACATAGGGAGTTGTTGGTCATCTATAATGGACAATAGATACAACCCACTAAGTAATATACCAAGCATGTCAGTTAGACATATGATAATGCAAGTCCTAGCATGGATGTGGTGTATTATATTTAGTATTTATGTTGGATCTTTTGTTGTATTTGGTATATCTGCAATAGCACATATACTACTAATAGCAGGTCTATTTGTAACCGCCATAACTTTTAAGTTAGCAAAAGATAAACCAGAAATATTTACAGGTGGTTTAGGAAGAGCAAAAGGGGGAGAGCATGAGTAACTTAAAACTACAAAATGAAAGAGATTATTTTAAACCGTTTCATTATCCATGGGCGTATGACGCATGGTTAAAGCATGAACAAAGCCATTGGTTACACACAGAAGTTCCAATGCTTGAAGACGTTAAAGATTGGAAGAACAAACTAACCACAGAAGAAAAATATTTTCTCACTAACATATTTAGATTTTTTACACAGTCTGATCTTGATGTATCCGGTGGATATGTAAACAATTATCTGCCACACTTTCCACAACCTGAAGTCCGTATGATGTTGTCAGGTTTTGCTTCTCGTGAAGCTTTACATGTAGCTGCATATTCTCATCTCATTGAGTCTCTTGGTATGCCTGAAAGCACGTACAATGAGTTTAACGAGTATGAAGCCATGCGAGATAAGCATGAGTTTTTTAAGGCAAATGTAACATCAGGTAAGCTACCAATACCTCTACAGATTGCAGCTATCTCTGCTTTTACTGAGGGCTTGGCATTGTTTAGCAGTTTTATTATGTTGCTTAATTTTCCTAGACATGGTAAAATGAAAGGCATGGGACAAATAGTTACATGGTCTATCGTAGATGAAACACAACATGCAGAGGGCATGATTAAACTATTTAGAACTTATGTAGAAGAAAATATAGAGATATGGAATGATAAAACCAAATCAGAAATATATAGCACTGCAGAAAAGATGGTTGATCTTGAAGACAAATTTGTTGATCTGGCGTTTAAAATGGGTGCAGTGGAAGGACTATCATCTGATGAAGTTAAGAGCTACATTCGATATATAGCAGATCGTAGGCTAATATCTATGGGCATGAAAGGAATATACAAAGTAAAGACTAATCCTTTGCCGTGGGTAGAGACTATGATCAATGCTCCTACTCATACAAACTTCTTTGAGAACAGAGCTACGGATTATGCAAAGGGTGCGCTAAATGGAGATTGGTCAGATGTTTGGGCGAACTAAAGAACACTTGCAAGAAGTAGAGATGTCCTATTGGCAACATTTTTATTTTGCAATTAGCCTAATTCCCTATCTATTATTTGCAATGGCATTTGCGATCATACACGCTATAGTGCCAGGGCTATTTCCATCAACCACGAGTGCAATTATAAAAGAGATGGATTTTAAATTGAGACAGAGTGATGATTCAGAGCTTTGAGATTAGCCCTAGGATGCTCTCTGAGGCCCAAGAGAAGGCCAAGGAGATGGGAGCCTTACGTGGCTCTATATTGCAAGGAAAGGGCAACCTCTCAGGCTTTGTAGGCGAGATAGCGGTGCGAGATATTCTCACTGCTACTCAAAGTAACACATACAATTATGATCTAACTCTTGATGATGGGTCTACCGTAGACGTTAAAACGCAAGCAGTGAACTCTACACCAAGAGAGCACTACGAGTGTAATCTCAATGAACATAGCACAAAGCAAGAGTGCGACTATTATGCATTTGCTCGTGTTCTATCAGATCTATCCAAGGGCTGGTATCTTGGTAAGATAAAGAAAAAGGAGTTTATGCAAAAAGCAAAGCTAAACCATGCAGGGTCTTTGTCTGCATCTGGTAATTTTGTATTTAAATTAAATACATACACGATCAAAATCAAAGACATTGAGAATAGTTAAGGTAAAAGATGAGTGACACAAATGCAACTTTATTTAAGCTATCTGTTCATTTAAATAGAGATGGAGAGATTGTTCTTGAGGCTAGCAAGCCACCTGATCCAAAGCTAGTAGAAGAAGCTTTTGATGTATGGAACCCTGACTATTCTGAGACAAAAAAAATAGTCTCTCTAGTTGAATACCTAGGAGACTATCAAAATAATTTTATGAGAGGTGTGGAGAAGTTTATTTAATACTGTTTCTAGCTACGCCTCTCCATTTTTCTGCTGTACGCATACCGCCAAGTCCAAGCAAAGCAAGAACTAAACTAGTAAGCTCACCTGTTTCAAGCATAGGTAGAGTAACCATAGGATACCAAGTAACAATAATCCAAGACAGTATGGGGGCTAATATAAACTGCCACCCAAGAGCAAAAGCACATATCCACATGATGGCAGGTCTAGCTCCGGCTACAAAGATAGAAGGGTGTTTAGCTTGCTCTATGTTAGCTTGAGCCTGGGCTAAGTTTACTTTTGCTAAGTTTTCTTCTAAGCTAGCCCGTATTTCTCTTTCTGCCTGTGCCTTCTTCTCTTTATCTTCAGGCAGGAATCTACCCACTACATCCGTAACAACAGGTAGTATTGATGGTAACAAGGCTTGTATCATTTCTTTTTACTCACAAAGGCTGCAGCACCAAAGTATGCAGACACACATCCTGCCATACCGATATAAAAGAGTGAAAACAAATCACCAAGGGCTTTTATTCTAGTATCAGGAAAGAGAGGCAAAAATACCAGGGCTGTAAAGACTAACATTGCTATCATTGCAGTCCATGCCATTCTTCTTTGTGCATCCATCTTCTCATGTTGTTCTACAGCTTTTGCTATCTCAAGTTCTCTATCGGATACACATCCATCGTTATCTAAATCTAAAGGATTGTATTTACTGTCTTGTTGTAGTTTCTTTTGTTCCACAGTCAAACTCTATTGTATGTATCGGCCCTTCAATATTCTTTCTCCAATATTTAACAAAATGATTCATTCTTGGATATACAGGCGCAAAATCAAGAAATTGCCAGATAAACTCTTGTAGCACATGAGGATGATCTGGCATGTGATAAGTGATGCGTAACATCACAGGTTCATAGGGTATTAAGTTCACTTATTAATCGCTTTGTAAACGTTAGCCCCAAGAAGATTGATGAAGTCCCATAGCTTCTGTAAATAAGCGTTGTCAGACTCATTTGGTGTAAAGGCAGCTACTACAGAGAAAAGCCCTATCGCTGCAAAAATACATGTTATTAAACTAAGTATTGTCATCATTCACTCCCATATTTTTTTCTTTCTAGTTCTTGAAGTTGTTGCTCAACCTCAATCCGTTTATCTGATTGTCTAATTTCAGCAAGAGTTTCAAGAATAATAGGCGTGTACTGCTTATTAAATTCTTTTATGTTTGCTCCCTCAGTTTCAATAAAATCAATCAATAGATCTGTAGTCTTAGGGTCTGCAAGAACTTTAGATATTGTGTTAGCTCTCTTTTGTCTTACTGCTTTCAACCCTACTTCTGCAGCTATATAGGTAGGACTCACAACCCCTCGCATAATGCTATAGGTTCTTGAGGTAAGAGCGTCCACGGAAAGACCTCTTGGAACTCTTGATATATACCCCGATTCTGTCATGAGTGCCATCATGTTTCTTTCTTTTATATTAAGAAACTGAGCCATTTTGTTTACGTTTTCGTATATCTCATCTCCTAATATTCTACGATATTGTGCAGAATTTGTTGCAAGTTCTCCTGCAAGAACACTACCATTTAAACTCTTTACAAAGTTTCCTGGTGTTACTTCAACAGAATCTCCAACAGCAGTTTCTGAAAGGGCTTTTAATGTTATTGCTCTTATATCATCACGAACAACTTCTTCAGAAACTTTTGAATTTCGTGCGATAGTTCTTACAGCTTCTTCATAGTTTTTCTCTGATCTTACACCTTTTGCAATGTAGTTAAGAAATGTTGTATATGTATCTTCAGAGGCAGTGGCAAGACTAATTTTGTTAGCAGCTTCAACAAGAGGGGTCTGTCTTAAAATTGTTCTTAAAGATTTTTCTCTTCTATTTAAAATATTAACAGCTTTCTTTTCTACTCTGTCTAAATTCTTTTCAAGTTGTAAAATAGTTCTTTTATATACCTCAGTTCCACCTAACTGCTTTTCAACATCAGCGTTATACGCCTCTATTTTTTTAATATCTATTAGTCCTTTTTCGCTTAAAGCATTTAAAGCATTACTTCTCAAAATTGTTTTTGGAAGTTCTTGAAGTTCATCTTTTCCTAGTTCTCTTTCTACACTAGCAGATATTAGGGGTGAATCTTTTGCTCCAATCACTCCTTTTGAATACGCGACATTATCAAGAACTTCTTTCTGTTGCCCTATCATGTAAGTGATGTAGTCTTGTAAATTATTTCTAATCGCACTTTTAGTAACTTCATCGAGAACGTAAGATTTTGAAACTTCATCATAAGTTCCATAAGTTATTTCAAGTTGTCTAGCTAGATCATCACCATAAGCAGAATCACCCTTTAATATCTTATCAAAATCAATCCAGTACTTAGGATCAACGGCATAATCATTATTGACTTCTTTTAGATTAATAAGATTAGATCCAAATTTATTTACTTCAGGATCATATCTTTCTATTACCTGCTTTTTATAAAAATTCTTTGCAGCAACTAGTTTTTGTTTCATGGTAGACCCTTCTTCAAGAGTCACATTATCAAGACTATCTATTATATTCTCATTAAGACTTTTATACTTTCGATAGACGTTCATATTTCCCTGAGAATAGGCTATGTGAGCTTTCTTTCCAAAGCTGCTAGAAAGTTGTTGTATGTCAATAGGATCTAATTCAAGTCTTAGCTGCTCTGGTAAACCATCAATTCTATCTTCAAAAGCTTTAAGATATCTATAAACATCCATGTTATCTATATTATCTCCATTTGATTTTATAATGGCAGCTTCTAAAAGATCTTTTACAGAGTCAAAAGTAACGTAGTTAGGTGCTGCATACGCACCGTCTGTTCGCCTTGATAATTCTTGCATATGGCTTTGTATTGCATCTCGTAAAGGTTTGTTATTTCTAAGAGCTAATTTCATAGAATCTCCACTTAATCTAAGAGCAAGTTGTCTTAGATCAGGAGAGTCAGGAATAGTTACTCCTGCTAACCTTTGTAAAACTCTACTTTTTTCTCCCCCTGGTATTATAGATGTATATCTTGCCGTATCTTCTGCTTGAAACAAATCGTCTACAAAATTTGTTACATTAACCTTTACATCTTGACCAATAAAATCTTCAAACATAGAGGAAGCCTTGCCTGTAGCCTCGCTTCTTTTTTTCGATGCAGAAGAAGCAAGAGCATTTGCCCCACCTTCAAGATCAATAAGATGTTTATTAGGATCAAAGTATTTTTCAAATACAGAAGAACTAAGCCTCATAAATTCTCTAGCACCCTCTGGATTGTAATCTGTTCCCTTAACCAATTGTTCAGAAAGTTCCATCATCTTATCAATTTCAGCGGTTAATAGATTATTTTGTATACTATCCCCTGAAGCTTGAGTGGCTGCACTTTCTTTAATCCTGTGAAGTTCAGAGAAAATATTTTCAAGAGCCTCTTTGTCATCAAACGCATTTTCAATAGACCTATTTCTAACAAGATTAGCAACTTGACCAAATAACTGTGTCATTGCTGCCGTTTCATCTATTAACTCAGTTTCAAGAGTATTAGAGGCTTGCTTCATCTGTTCAACAAATCTAGTGAACCTCTTTTGACCATCTTCACCTAATCTATTAGTTGGAACTTGTTCTATTAGATTCTCTATAGCCTTATTAAAGTTAGAGTGAAGAACTGCACCATCCGTTCTTGTTTTGATGGCATTTTCAAGATTCTCCATTATTCTCTTTTTACCAAATGGTTTCTTTGCAGCAAGATCTATACCCATGGCTTGTCTCGCAGCCATAAATGGAGCAATACCAGAGGCTTTTCCTACAGTCTCTCTAAGAACCTCATCAGGTATACCTAACTCACTGAGATCATTTTGCAGTTGTCTAAAGAATTTTAAAGAATTAAAAGCAGCCGCACGAGCCTCTTCTGGAAGTTCTCTCACACCCTGCCATAAATCACGCAGAGCATTCTTTTCAGCCTTAGACATATCTCTTAACTCTTTGAGATTTCCTGTTCTAGCTATGAGAGCTAATTGACTATCATCAAGAAGTGATGTAGCCCCTGCAGCATCAAATATAAGATCACCAACCCATCTACTGCCAGAAGTAGCAAAACTTCTCATAACATCGTAACCAATGCCAGTAGTAAGACCTCCCCCAAGCGCACCAAATATGGGAGCAAACGTGTCATCCTCAAAATACTTTGTAGCAGCAATTGCACCAGCGGTAGCACCTACTTCTGTTAGTAATATTTCTTTTTTAATAGTGGGTTTTAGCCCTACTCTTTGTCTTTGCAATAACTTTAATTTTGCATTTTCTTGATCAATTAACTTTTTATCACCGCTTGTTCTTGCAGATTTTACCTTACCTCTTGCTTCTTCAATTTTACGGCTAGCCTCTGCGTATCGTCCACCCTTCATTTGTTCTTGGCGAATTATTTGAGTAGCTCTGCGTCCAAACAATTTAGAACGGGTTCCTCTGAAAAAAGGAATAAGATATCTTTTGGTATAGAAACCTATAGCAGTATTTCCTCCTTTTACAACGTCCTCCATAAGCTGTTGAACAACATCTCTAATTTGACCTTCATCTGCATCAAGAATACCATTTTTAAAACCTTTTTCTTTTAGTATTCGATTTGCACGATCAACAACTTCTTTTGAACCACGAGCAGCAAACTTAACGCCAGCGGTTGCAAATGCTGCTACTTCAGGGATAGAACGCACTGCTTGTTCAAGAATAGATGCTTCAGGTCGGCCCCATCTGGTAATTTGTTCAGCTTCCTGTGCAGTTAGTTGTAAATCACCCCCGACTTCTTTAGACGCATTATTTATAACATCACGAATATATTCTGCAGGTTCTGCCACTTCAGGAGCTTCTGTAAAACCTTTTGCAGCAGCTTTCCATGCTATTGTAGGACTATCATCACCAAGAAGATAAGTTTGTTCTTTTTTATACTGTTTTATTTTTTGAAGAAACTCTTTATTTTTTTTAGCAAGACTACTAGCTTCAGGATCTATCTCTGGTTCTATTCCAAACGCTTGAGCAATAGGCACTGCAACTCCCATGGTAAATTGATTAGCAACGTCTGCAATATCTTTCCATATGCTATAAGCAGTCCTCTGAAGACCCAGAGCCTCCTCTTCTAGCCCTATCTTTCCAAATGGACCTGCAGCCTGTTCAATAGCTTGTTCTACTTGAGCAGCCCTTTGTTGCGTTTCTTCTGGGGTAGCCTCAAGAATAGATCTTGCTTCTTCAGGTATTAGTCCCTGTGCTCTTTGTAACCCTGCAGCGATATTTGCAATATCTTCTTTTTTGTCTTCTTCTTCTGAGCTTAACACGGAGGGTGGTGTAAGATCTAATTGTAATTCATCGGGTATTGAATACGCCATTTTTTTCCTTACTTAAATAGCTTGTTAGCCACTGCTTCTGCTTTTTTAACCGCAGTGTTTACGATTCCTGCATCAGATGTTTTATTAGTTGTATAATCAGGAAGCACGACACCCTCTGCGTTTTTATTAAAAGTGTATGAAGGTGTTCCATCGTTACCTATCTTAAAATAAAGAGGTATCTGCCTTAAATCAGAATTAGAGTCTAAACTAAAAGCAAATATTTTTTTATTAGAATCTTTAAACACTTTTTGATATTGTTCTTGTGCAACTTCTGCTACACGTTCTCTTATAAATTTAGGCCCAAGCCTACGTGCTGTTAGTTTTTTATACTCTTCTTTTACCATACCTAACGGAGTAAGATTTACTGCAAATATATTTTGAGTAAGTCTTCTATTATCAAGACTATTTCCATCTAAAAACCTTATATTTGTTCTTTGGCCTTGTCTAAGTTCTGTAAGGTTTTGAAATAATTTTCTTCGTGTTTTACTGTCTATTTTTCTAAGACCATCCTGAACCATAGAAGGATTAAATATAATTTCATTTACAGCGTCTTTTACAGTTCTAAATGCTTTTCCTGCATCCTCTCTAACTTTCTTTATTACCTCACCTCTGGCTCTTGGAGGTATCATTTTAGAAGCTTTTTCTGTAAAATTATCTAAATCTATATTATCTAATAACGAAAGAGATTTATCTACAGTTTTAAGAACACCAGAATTTGAATCACCTTTTAAAAGGTTATATATCTGATTCCTACTTAATGCGTCACGGGACATATATCTTATAAACTTAAATCTTTCTTCACGTCCCTCCACACTGGTAAATATATCGCCTACAGTTCCACGGAATAGTTTAACGTCATTATCGGAAATAGCTCGTCCACCCTCTCCTTGAATAAGAGCAGCTAGCTGATACATAAGAACAGTGTCTAAAAATTTTAACTGGGCCGCTGCTCTCTCTTTTCCTGCGGGAAGATTGAAAAGATTTGATCCAACGTTTGATGCTGCTTGTAAATTCTTAAAGGCGGTTTCTGTAAACCTTGCTCCGTTTTTAAGCTGATATATCTTTTCTCCATCCTGAGTTACACCGTCAACAGTCTTAAATCCTTGAAGATCAAAAACATTATTTTTTTCAAACAGCCCAAGGCCGATATTAAGAACTTCTTTAATACCCGCTGAACCTTCTATAATTCTTGAAACTAAAGTAGAACCAGACCCTAATGCCTTTATAGCACGTTCAGCAGCATCCACATTTCTTATAATTTCTCGTGCTACCTGTGCCTTTCTAGCTGCTTCTGGTTTATCTTTTTCAAGCATCTTTTTAACATTAAAATCTGTTTTCGCTACTTGATTAACAGTTTGAGGAGTTATTCTATAATTTATATTTTTACTTCCTTCTGCTACTTCTTTTTGAGTGCCAAAAACATCTGCAAATCTAACAAAATTAGAGTTTAATGCACCATTTTTATCTACAAATCCATTTGCAGGATTGAATAAATACGCAGAGACTTTTTGTTTTCGATCCTCTCCAAGAAAATTTAAGTCTCCCCTTAAAGCTTCCCCCAGAGGACTAGCAAGACCTTTTATAAATACAGGATTATCAACATCAGTCCCAAGAACTTTCATTCCGTATTTATATTTTTCTTCTGGAGAGTTACGCTCTCCAAAATGTCTATTGTGTATCACATTAAACATAGTCTTTTGTTCACGGGATAAAGGTTTCATATCTGGAGATACTTTTTTAGTAACGGGGGCTGTTGCGGTTGTTGCTATTATACTTTCAGGTTCTTTACCCTCATATAAATCTTTAAGAAATTTAGCTAACCCAGGTTTATTAGCAATGGTTGGCAACCTCTCCAATGGCCTTGGAGTTTTACTAATCACTCTTCCTAAAGCATCTGTAGTAGTAGTCACAAAATATTGAGTTCCATTTGCATATAACATTCTAGCAGCGTTGGTTACAGCCTCTGCAGTGTTTGCATCCGACATAAGCTCTTCATATCTTTCAGGAGTGAGGTTTTGAAACCAATTTAACCTTTCTTGAAATTGTTCTTTTGCTGTACTCCTAACTTTAATTTCGCCTAGTCCTGGCCCCATACTTGTAAAATTTTTAGCACGATTTGCTCTTTCTCTAATTCTTGCAGCATCTACAGTTCCGCTGTAACCTTTGTCTGCAACGTAACGAGAAGTCTTAGCCCTTAAATCTGCTCTATTATCCTCTCCTTCAGCCACAAGTTTTGCAGCATCTTTTCTAGCCGCTATCTCTCTTTCAAACAAAAGATCTTCACGAGCCTCTTTTCTATCAAGGAGTTCTTCTTCTCTTAATAATGCAGCACGTCTATCTAACCCTTCGCTAGCAGCCCTTGCAGCACCACCAACAAATGCCATTAGCCTAAAGCTCATCGTGAAATCTCCTCTTCTTCAGCACCCATAAAACCAGTCGGCTCCTCTGGCTCTTGAGGTTCATTTTCTGCTTCCATAAAGGTAACCTGTTTAACATCTTTAGGCTTTTCTTCTTTTTCTTCTACAGGCTCATCTTCAAGAAGAACATCTATAGTTGACATAAGACCCTCATACATATCAGGTCGATTTTGTTCCATAAGTGCAAGAACTTCTTCATCTGGCATAATTCGTTGTTGTTTTTTCTTTTCAGGATCAATATTAAACACAGTTGCTGGAATATCGTTTTCAAGAGCTAACCCTAAGAAATGCAGGGTGACAGGGGGCTTTAGAATTTCTGCACAGTCAGGGGTCCATTGGCCTTGCATAAATCCACCAAAGCAGATTGTGTTTACAATTGCCTCTATGGGAGCACCAGAGGCCATAAGTCGTAATAAGTTTTCTTCGTTCTCAGGCTCCTCTGCTTTTTCTATTACAAACTGAAGTGCTTCTGCAGGATCAGCAAACTCTGGTGGCTTCTCCCACGCCCATTTTCCAGGCTCATCCGTTAATGAGTGTCCTGGTGGTGGTGCGTTAAAACGATCAAAAGTTGGTCTAATGGGTGCTTCTGGCATTTTCTTTCCTATACTATTTAAACTTATGTTCTTCTTCTAATACTTATAGACTGTTGGGGCAAAGCTAGACGTTCAGTTCGTGGTTTAGTTTCTGAAACTTGAACTACATTTCTTAAAAGGTTAGCAAGTTTAGCGTTCTGGATTCTAGCTGTAGAAGTTCCATTTTGTTGCGCTTGTCGAATTAAACTAGCGGTATTACTAGCTGCTTTTTGTGCAGGAGTAGCTCTTCTTACAGGAGTAGATCTAAATCCAGATGCTCTAGGAGTAGGTGCAGTGGTCTTTGCAGATCGAACTAACTGCCTTGCTGATGAAGATCCCCCTTTTGAACCTGCATAGCCCATAACTCCCTGTAAACTTTTAAAAAATTGTCCTACTTTTTCTGGGTCTGTTCCAAACAGATCTGCTAAAAAGGATCTTCCTTTTTCACCTAGAGTTTCAAAACCCCCGATGATCTCTTGAAAAATATTAGGTTCAATATTTGCTATCTCTTCCGCATCAAACCCATCTCCAAATCCAGGGTCCATAAAACTGTAGTTATATCTTTCAATTGCTTGTGCAGGTCTGGGGTTGTAATCAGCAGCAAAAGTCTCAGGAATCGCTGCTCTTTGCGGAGCATAGTTTTGTTGATATTCAGTCTCGTCAGCCAGCCCAGAATCCAACCCAAGATCCCCATACTCTCCTGCGTTCCAAGCTTTATTAAAAGTTGCTATTGTTTCATTTAAATCTGTCATTATTTACGACTCCAGTACTGTGAAGATGCCTTTCATGACTACATCTCCTAAACTGCTATAAAAAGCATCTGATCTAGCAGTTTCATATTGACTTGCATTAAAATCTTGCTGTTGTGAAAGAATTGCAACCTGATGTGCTCTATCTAAATCATTCTCATTAGCTTGCATAATCCAACTAGCTTCATCTCTATACTTTTGCCAAAGCCTATCAAGAGCGGATTGAGATATGCCAAGAACATTTAAAGCGTTAATACGGTTAGTTTCATTCTGTGCTGCAGTGTTAATTGTGTTTACAGATCTACGCCAATTTGCATTACTTTGAGCTATTTGTAATTGATTGTTTACATTAAATTGATCTCTGGCATCATTTAATTTTGCAAAGTATTTTGCAGAGGAGTTTGTTTGGTCAGCGTTAAATTGAGCTATTGCTGCCAATCTAGTAGCGTTTGCATTTGCTACCTGAACATCAAGTTCTGCAAAAAACTCATTTACTTGATTTTCTGACTTTGCGTTAAATTGTGCTGCAGCATTTGCAGCCGCTGCATCATTAAATAGTTTTTGAGTGGTTGCATTGTATTCAAGAGTTTTCATAGCCTGTTCATTTTGTAAATTGGCAAGATCAATTGAAAGAAATGCTTTTGCATTATTTACCGCTGCAGTCATACGAGCATCAAGGTTTGCTTTATCCATAGCTGCAAATGTCATTGCATTTTGTAAAGCTGCTTGTTGTTTATTATTAAGATTAGCTAATTGAATCGTTGCATACTTGTTAGCATCTTGTGATGCTATCTGTATACCAGACTCTAAAGTAGCCTGTGTGATAGCAGCAGCAGCCATTGAACTACGTCCAAGACCTCGTTGAGCCATTATTGCTCCTGCAGCCCTCATAGCCCCTGATGCCCATGGAGGAGGTGGTCCTCCTTCTTCAAATGACTTAAACAGTTGTTCCATTTGAAACTGAACTGTCGCTCGTTGATCAAGTTCTTCAGTTGCTGCTTTTGCTATTGATTCATCAGATACTGTTCCTTGAATATCTCCTACAAGAGCACCTATTTTATTTCCACCTTCTTCTGCAGAAATTTCACCGTTCGTAAGTTGTTCAACGGTGCTAAGTACACCAACAGAAGTATAATCTGCGCTACTTGGAATATCCGCTGTATCTACAGGATCGTAGGTAACAGCCGCCTTTTTGTCTGGAGACGCAACTCTATACTCATCTTTTTCGCTATCGACAACTGCAGTTTTATATTCAATGTCATTAAGCACCTGATCTTCATTTAAAGTAAGAAGCTCATCAGGGCTTATTTCCATATCTTTTGAAGTTACCGTTGCTCCAGGTGGAAGACTTGGAAACAAAAAGTCTTGATATTGAGTAGCTGTTAATTCTTCTCCTGTGGGAATGTATTCTGAAACTGGCTTATCTGGATCATCTGGATCTCTTGGCTCTGTAGGGGGTTCAGGTTCAGGATCTGGTTCAGGATCTGGATCTGGTTTAGGATCTGGGTCTGGTTTGGGATCTGATGGTGTTATGCCTTTTAACTCATCTTGTAACTCTTTTTTTCTTCTATTATAATACTCTTCTGACTCGTATCCCTCTTTGTAATCCGTCTCAAGCAGATTTAACTCACTTTGTATCTCTCGTGCTGTTCTTTTAGGTTTCGGGGGATCTGGTTCAGGAATAGGCTTTGGGGGATCTGGTTCAACAATCGGGGGATCTGGTTCAAGAGGCTTTGGGGGATCTCCTGGGGGAGGGCCTTCTGAGGGAGGAAATGTAACAGGTTCACCAGGTTGAGCGGGACCACCTGGGATATCTGGTGATAGAGGAGATGTTCCAGATCCAACCTGTGATAATTCAGACCTAAGTTCCGTCAGTTTATTTTGATCATCAGGCCCCAAACCACTGTCTTGTGCGTCCGACTCAAGAAGTCTTATCTCGTCTTGTATTTGCTGTGTTGTCCTAGCCATCATGCACCTCCTTGATTTTTAAACAAATCGTCCATCAAGTCTTGCACTTCAAACTCTTCAATCTTTTTATTTAACACTGTCACTTTAGCCTCAAGCTTTGCAATTTCATCGTAAGCTAAGTTTCTTTGCCTAATAAGAACTTCAATTAATTCTTCTCTCATATCCAAAATCTCATTCTTCATCAGATTTTTTCCTATACTTTATCATCGCCCACAAACGAACCGCTAACAGAATAGAACCCCCCACAAGCATGAACAGTTGCAAACTACTTTCTAGCCATTGTAGCCAGATAGGAGTGGACACTACGCTTGTAGCAAATGCAGCATCCAAACCATTCTTCACTTGTGAGGGGTCTTTCATTTTAGTCTTCCTGTTTCTCAGAGCTTTTCTCTAGCTCAGATATCAAAGAGTTTGTAAAAGCATTGAGGCTAACTTGAACTTGATCAAGTTGAAACTTCAAGCTCTTAGACTTACTTTGCAAATCTTTAATCTGTGCTATAAAATACTTATGCTGTTCAGTAAGATCAGCTTCATTGTATTCAGTGCCATTAATATTTACAACTTGTGCTTCTTCAGCCATTTTATTTCTCCTATTAGCTAACAGTTATTAACTGTATATAATAGATAGTGTGCCTATAAAAATTTTCAACTTACCAAGGCTTACCAGAATCTTGTTTTGGGGTTGCTTTTTCTACAATTTGATTAGCTACATTTGTTTCTATTGAGGTTACTTCATCAGAACCTAGAGCAGCTTTTGCCCAACCTATTGCTTGTGTTTCTTTTATATCTGAATATGAGGTAAAAGAAGACAAATCATCTGTTGGAATAGCAATAGAACCATAGCATTGTCCTGTGTTTCCATTTGAATCTTTATCTGCACAATTCCAATGCACAGTAAAAACTACATTTGTTTTACCTTCATGACTCTTATAAAAGTCAAGATTATTAACTGTCCATGTCGCTGCCATTTTTTTCTCCTTCAGCAAGCCATCAAAACGCATGGCACAAGATAGCTACCATCGCTGTAAGTATGGCTAACGTGTGTGCTGGTGACCTTTGCTATCGTTTTTGATCGCACGATATCATCGCCTTGCGGCTTGGCTGTGCCATCTCCCGCACTCATCAGCAAGTCACCTCGTGCTACTGTTGTGCCTTGTTTAATTCTAATGACCATATCGCCAGTCATTGCGATATTCATATCGTTAACGCGACTACTAGCGTAAGCATCGTCGTGAAGTTCCTCTTCATTCCAATTAACAAATACACCAGATACATTCGCATCGCCCTCAACAGACGATACAGCCATGCAGTTAAGTTGCTCATTATTCTTGACCGTGCCATCTTCTTTGGTCCAGACAGCCATCTTATCAAGATTAGTCATCACAGTGCCTTTGAGCAATCCATCGATGCGGTTTCCATCAGCAGTTTGTGACCAACGTGAAAGGTGTCCACCATTATAACTCACAGTACTGCCAGACACGGTTATGCTGCCTTCATCACTGTTATCTTGTCTGAAAACTACAAGCGTTCCGTCGGAGTCTTCTCTATTAACATAAAGGGCTGCTCCTGTGCTTGTTGTACCAAGGAATCCAGCGGCATTAGCATGTGTTTCAAAGCCAGTATTAGCCAATCCTGCCGCTGTCTTTAGCATCAAAAGTCGTCCAGAAGTATCAATAAGCCCACGCTGAGATCCAGACACAAAAAACCGCATCTGATCACCATTATGAGCGTACTCAATTTTACCTATGGAGCTATTTGCTGGATCTCCAAATGATATTACGCTGTTAAAATTTGTAGCGGCTCCTATTTGAATTGCACCAGTGCCGCTACCGCCATGAACTCGTAACTGATGACCAGTAACAGCTGAAGTTGTTCCAATTAGCACTCGTTGGGATGCGTCAATACGCATTGCTTCTGTATTATTAGTGCCAAAAAGCAATGGATTGTTTGATACATTCTTTAACTGACTACCACCATTTGACGCTATAAGTTGAACAGTATCTGTGCTAACAATTTGAATTACACCATCATTACGAACGTCCAGTGCTGTACCACCTGATGGGGTAGTTCCAATTCCAACCGCACCACTTGAATCAATACGCATGACCTCCGCAGCAGCTTCTGATGATGCTGTTTTAAACACCAGAGACGTAGCGTTTGAACTAGCTGAAAAGTCACCCTCTGACACAGCTTCTATACCAGCGGCTACCAGTATAGCATCTGTGCCTGTCCCTTCATCAGGAGCTTGGAAATTAATTACTCCTAGTTTGTCACTAGCAGCTATGTCTGTATCTCCTGCCGCAAGAGTCAACGTTGGAAACTTATCATCGGCTGTAGCAGCATGTTTAAGTGTTAGTCCTGAATCTGCTACGTGAGTAAGAGTTATTTCTTGATCGTTACCGAAAAGTATTTGTCCACCATCAGCTAAAAATAAATCACTAAATTCTAATGATGCAGTGCCTAACGTTGCACCATCAGCGGCATCAGGCACAAAGGACGTTTCTGCAGTAAATGTATCTGTTCTTATACCAGAAGTGCCATTGTCAATAGCACCAAATCCAGATGTAATTGATCCTGTGTCCAAAGCTCCTGTAGACACAAGATTAGGCATAGCAGTTATCTCATCATCAAAGTATGCAGCTAAGTCAGTAACAGCCACTTGAACCATAGTGCCATCGTCATTAAGAACAACACGATCTGCATCAGCTACACTAGTAGAAGTAGCAGAGGTATTGCCATCAACAATATTTAATTCAGCAGCAGTTGATGTTACCCCATCTAATATATTTAACTCTGCAGCAGTTGATGTTACGTTAGTGCCACCAATATCTAATGTAGTTACAGATATTTCTCCTGCAACCGTAACTAAACCATTTGCAACAGTTATTAGATCTGTATCATCTGTGTGACCTATGGTTGTGCCATTTATAAGAACATCATCAATATCAAGAGAACCTCCAGATATTAAGCCAGTAGTTGTTATAGCAGATGAACCTGTATTGATAGTGCCAAATCCAGATGTTATAGAACCAGAGTCTAATGCTCCAGTGCTAACAAGATTAGGCATGGCTGTAATTTCATCATCGAAGTAAGCTGCAAGATCAGTTACTGCTACCTGCACCATAGTTCCATCATCATTTAAAACTACTCTATCAGCATCTGCAACTGAAGTCGAAGTAGCTGAAGTATTACCGTCAATAATATTTAGTTCTGCAGTCGTTACCGAAGCACCATCAAGTATTTCTAATTCTGCTTCTGTTATTGCAGCAGAACCTATAGTAAATCCTGTAGCAGTTATAGTGCCATTACAAGTTAATCCTGTATCTGCAGTATGAGTTAGAGTTATATCATTATCAGCACCAAAGCCTAAAATCGCACCGTCTGAGTCTAACTTGAGATCGTGACTTACTGTAACCGCAGTTGATGCATTGAGGTCGATGGTAGCTTCCCCATCTATGCGAAGAACACCATCACCACTTTGTTGAATGAAGCTAGCAGTGTCACCAAACTGTATCTTTTCTGTAGAAGCCATGAGAATATCATCTGAAAACTCAAAGTAATCTTCATCTTCTTTCCAGGTAAGAACACCATCACTGCTATTACCATCAAATGTCACTGCTATATCTGTATCTGCACCCGTGCCAAACGTAATGGTATTGCTAAGAAGCTTTTCTATAGCACCCCCTTCACCGTCCGTTCCGTCATGCTGATGACCACCAGTTTCAAATGCAGCGTCTACTAAACCGAACTCAGTGGTAAAATCTGAAGCCTCAATAGTTTCGCCATCTACAAAATAGCTAAGACCTTTTGTATAACCTGTACCCATTACATTCTACCTCCTGGTGTAAATTCTAATCCAAATCCTTTCAGGGTATATGTTGGATTAGTGCTTGTATCCGAAAACTTTAAGGCTACGGCAAAACCTGAACCCTCTACAGATTGTCTATATAAAGGTGTATATGCTGATGCATTGTATGTCGATGAACCGTATGTGCCTCCACCATAGAAAGCTGTGCCTGCAGGATCTTTAAGATCATACACAGCAGGACTAGGTTGAAGAACATCTCCGTAGTCGTACTCAACATTTAAATCTACATCTTTAACAGTGCCTGTGCCTAAATAGTTTATAATAACTCTTTGCATATTTTTTCTTATGCCTACATCGCCCATAACGTAGTCAACAGTTCTATATATAGAAGAAAAATTAGTGCTATCAAAAGTTCCACCACTTTCTTGTTTGTAAACAAATCCACCATCGTAATCACCATGTAAAACCGTTTCTACATCTGATATAAAACCTGATGCTGCTATACTTGGCTTGATACCTTTAATATCTGCATATTCCCAACCTATCTGTTGTGTTCGTGCATTTCTTTTTAATACGCCAATTAAACCTGTCATATTAGCTTCAGTGCCAGAAGTGGTTGGAAAATACATGCGATACTGACTTTTACTTTTTATAGTATGAGATGATAAATTAGAAATTTGATTTGAAGTAAGAGCATTTAGTCTAGGCTGAACTTGTTTTGAAATAGTCCCTAACTCAATATCATCAATACGCTCAGTACCTGCTACTGTACGTAATCCGTCAGGGGCAAGGAATACGAGATCACCGCCGATCTCCTGAACAGTGAAATGAGATATACAGCCTATGTTTCTGGTTATAGGTTGAACCTGAAAGTCTGCTGCGCTAGAGCCAACAAGTTTATATATTTCATTTTTACAAAATATAATTAGAGTTTCTCTAAAAGGTTTAAGGCTAACAACATCACTGCCAAACGCTATCTCTCCTGCACCAGACGCTGCACTAAAATCATTTTCACTAAATGGTGCGCTGAACTTTACAGTGTGAGGTGAGTTTGACATGCCACCAAAAAATAAATGGCCTTTAAACTCTTGCACAACATCAGGGGCTGTAGGTTTAGTTCCTCCTGCAGAGGCTGTAATAGTTACATAGCTAGAACCATCCCAAATAGCAGCATCATTCACACCATCTGCCATCGCTAAGTTTTCAGTGCCATCAAAATCATACGTCACAAAAGAGTAACGTCCTGCACTTGTTCTATTAGTAGCTATGTTAGTCCAACCTGATCCACTAGAAAATTGAACGTTTGCCCCTCTTGCTGCAACTACAAATTGATTTTTATAAGTTGATATTCCTAATACAATACCGCTTCCTGAAAGCGCATTGCTATCAAACTTTTCAAACCCTAGTATCTTAGAATAACCTCCTTGAACATCAGGCTCAAAGTTTTGCAACGTAATAGCCTCTCCTGGGTTCATAGCAAAGATACTTTGGTCTAACACTAAACCACCTTCACAGTTTACGTTAAAAGCTTGGATTGGCATTAAACTGCTCTCATATAAGTTTTCTTTTGGATTAACTCAGATCTCATTCGCTTCACACCAAGCTCATAATCTCTCATAGAAAATTGTGCAGCGTTATCGTTACCTCTTAGCTGATGTGCAAAATACTTTGCCCTAGCCACTATCACATCGTGAAATCTTTTTGGTATTATGGGTATATCGCTAAACGCTGAAAGAGGTTCTGTCTCAAAGAACACTCCTAGCTCAACAGAATAAAAATCATTATCAGGTGATGGACACAAAAGAAATGCATCAAAATTTGTAGTGGATATTTCTTCTGGCTTACCATAGCCGCTATCAGGTGCAGATAAAGCACGATACGCCCTCTCTCTCTTTGACGTATAGTTACGGCTACCTCTGTAGTATTCGTCTTTATCTAAACAGTATAGATACTCACCAGATATATCATTTTGAAACACCTCTATAAAATCTACATCTACGTTTGCAGATGCTTCATTACTAAGAGTGATAAACGTCTGTTGTGTCGATGCAGTGAAAGTAGTTGTTTGTATCTTTCCTCCCCCAACGTCAGATATGGAAAAAGACTCCGATAGGTCAGAGTCTTTGTCAGAAGAAGAGCCAGCAAACACTCTTAGAGTTACAGAGGTTGCGCTGCTTGTGCCTGATGAAAAACGGATTGTCACTCTATAAGTATCATTCACTACAGTGGGTATCGCCTGATCTACTGTGCCAGCATTTAGTCTTAGCACACCTGCAGCGTAAGATAAATTTCCGCTAGAGGCATTTGACAGTGCAGGAGTGCCAGAGGTGCTTGTTCCTGCAGGGTTAGTTGATCTTGAGTTCCAATAATCTGATAGTGTAAAAGTTTTGTCGAACGCCCCGTTTGTAATTAAGTTTCTACCCACAATAAATGCAGTGTCAAAGTCAATGTCTGTGCAGTCAAGAATATTACCACTGGTAGCAGTTGCGCTAGAGGATGCACCAGTTAACGTTTCTGAACTTTGAAAGATTCCGTCTTCAACTTCAACTATAAGAAACAAAGGGCTAATTTTTCTCACTATGCCGATTGCACCGCTAGTGCCTCCTGTTACCCTTTCATTCATGGTAAACGCACCAGATACGGAAGATATTTTTATTTTAGTGGGAAACTTATATTCTGCCCTACCACCAAATAGATTGTACTTTACTAACTCGTAGTTGTAGGGCCATTGATTGTGTTCATTATTGATATCACGAATAGCTCTATTCACATCTTCTTTAACTGTAGTTTGAATACCACGAGTACCCGATAGTCCTGCTGCAGATTCTGCAATAGTAGTTTCGTTTAAATCAAGTAACACCGCATTTATTATTTCTGCGTAGTTCATTTATTTTGACCCCAAAATTTGTGAAGATAATTCAACACTAAATCAGTTTTTACTTTGATAGCCTTGGCCTGTTCAGAGTTTAGCTTCTGCACAAAGTCACCCACTTCAAATATATTTTTTAGTATGAATGAACTTTCATATGATATATGAGAAGACATCCAACCTACTACGTTTTGACGAGTTCCTTTTGTAACTTTTTGAACACCGTGAGGGTATATTATGGGAAAGATTACAGCCTCACCAGCCTGTAGTTTTTTACCTATCTGTCCAATAGGAGTTTGTATAATAAACTCGCCACCCTCGTAATCATCATGTAGATTTACGCTCCAGCCATAATCAAAGTAAACGTTGTTTGATTTAGGCAAAGCTCTAAAGCTATCTACATGTAAATCGTAATAGTCACCTTCTTTGTATTTATTGTAAAAATTTACTGATACTCTGTTAGGACAATACACACTGTCTATATAAAAAGTATCGTATAAAGCACTTGTTATTCGTTTTTTAACTGAGTCAGGAACTGCAAGGGACTCTGAATTTTGTTTGTTAGTTCCTGTTTTTGTTCCGTCTTGGTAAGTTTTATCTTTAGGAAGATTGTCTAAACAAAACTTAACATCATTATCATCTAATAATTTAAAAAACATCTGTATCTCCTTCAAATCAAATCATAGCAAAAAGAGTGGGGTTTTTAAGGAACCCCACAAAACCTTTAGTACATTACGTACCCGATGAAGTAGTTGCCGCTTCAGTCAGTGGGTTGCGTGAGATATCAACCAAACAAACGTGAATACGGAAACGTGCAGCACTTTCACCAGACGATCCCCCATCAAGGATGAGAGCGTCAATCGTGTCAGCACTTGTTAGGATACGTGCGTTTGAACCTGAAGCACCATTAGCTGCTTCAAGAAAGGGTGTAAATCCAGCAGCGAGTGCATCACCGTCAATAAAACAGTCTACATCACCGCCAGTAAACCCAACGTCCAAAGTAATCTGACTATTACCACGAGCTTCCAATACTTCTAAAGCCCCTGCAACAATCATGCTATCAGCGGGGACATCAACCAATTGGACAACATCACCACCTGTGCCACCATCTGCAGTGTCATGGACCTGAGAGGTGATTACATATGGAGTGGGCATACGAGATGGATGACCTACGGTCCCTCCACCTGAAATAGTACGATCAATAGTCGCCATAATCTATGCCCTCCTATTAGCTATAGTCAACGATGCCAAGGACAAGACTTTCGGGACGAAGAACCTTGCGACCAAAGACATGAAGACCACGTACAACGTCAGCAAAGGAGTCTGGATCACGAATAGCTTCCGTCTTAGCAATCTGAGAAGCAGTTGCTGTGGAAGAAATGTGACCAGCGAGAACAACGTTCTCTCCTGAACCGACACCACTCACAGACACCATGTCCGTAGTTGTCGTAGCATCTGCAGATTGTCGCAGAGCATTTGACTTGTACAGAGTGAAGCCCATGATTTTCTGATTCGTTACAAGACCGTTACGAAGAGGAGATACATCATCGCCAGTTACTTGAACTTCAACGATTTTAGCACCCGCTTTGTAAAGGTTCTCATAAACACGAGGCGGGGCTACAAACCAACGACCCTCTTCTGGCACATCTTGCTCATCAAGCTTTCGTGCCATAAGAGCCATGAGGTTTACAACGTCATCACCCGCATCTGATCCTGCTACTGTTACAGGAGTGCCTGAAGTACCAAGATTGGAATCTGTTTCAACTGTGCCAGAAGCACCTTTGATTCCAGCATTATCAATCATGTTCTGCAGGACATTTTTATCAAAGTTACGCTTTAGAGAAAACGCACCAGAAGAAGTTGACAAAGCCTCAAAGTTTACATGAGACTGTCTTTCTTCTATGTCGTCCACTTTAAACGCAAACGCATTGGCCTGATCTACAGTCAATTGTATTTCATCGTCTGCAAGGTCTTGCGGAGTTACCACAGAACCACGAGTGTAAGATGAAATGGTGATTGTTGGTTCTTTAATGATACGAACCGTGTCACCAAAGTTCTCAATCTCTCCCGCATAATCAGTATTTGTAATATCTTCAACTACTGATGCTCTACGAAAAAATTTAAGAACTTTTTGGCTATAGATTTCGGCCTGAAAATTACCCGAAGGTAGACTACCGTATCCGGCTGCAGTTCCTACTGCCATTTTTCAAGCTCCTTATCCATTAACGATACGTCCTTCTAATCGAGCTTGATCTAGTTCCTTTTCATATTTATCAAACTCGCTAGGTTTTAGACGGCGTATCTCCGAAGTGGTCCACACCTTTTTGTTAGCATTAGCGTTTGTTGCAATGTTTACAGAAGATGTTTTAGTAACAGCCTCTGCAGCCGCTGCATTGCCTTGCTTTCTGGGGCGACCACGTTTACTTTTGCCAATGTCGGCTTTGTACAAATCAAGAACTCGTGAAGCCCACTTAACGTCTGTGCTATTTTTTAGAATACCATCCGCTATGCTAGGTGGCTGCAGTTTAATCCATTCCTTGAACTCGTTAGATTTTTTGACTTCAGGAAAGTCATTGTGCAGGGCAAGCAATTCTTGGTAAGCACTTTTAGCCTTTAGTTTCTCCTCTTGCTGATTAAGACGAGTTACCTCTGCACGAAGCTCCTCAATCTCTTTTGCAGCACCACGAGTACTTAGGGCCTCGACTACATTATAAACATCAGGATAACTCTCTTTAAAAGATTCGATGTCATCTTCACTAATAGTAGGCTGAGAGCTTTGAGAAACTAAAGCGTCCTTTTCTTCTTTCCACTCATGCAGCTTGGCATCGTAATGTTTCTTGAGATCATCATAACGTTTTTTGTAGTCATGCTCTTCTGTTTTAACTTCAGTCTTTTCTTCAGCTTCAACAGAAATGGTTTCGTCTTGCATAAACGTTGTGTCTTCCTCTAGGGTAGCCTCTTCAGAAACTTCAGGAACATCGTCTTTATAAACGTCTGCTCTGTACGCTCCTCTGTAGGGGCCTAGATTTTCTTGTTCTACTTCTTGTACTTGTTCTACCATTTTTCCTCCTTGCGGGGCCGTGGGACGGGTAGCCGCTTATGTTGGTAGTATCTAACGCAGGGCCGTAAAACGGGTGGCTGCGATTATGGTCCTACTACTTCTCCTGAAGCTGTAGCACCAAAACCTGGTATTAAATCTTTTGTTATATTTTCATCTCTTCCTGGTAGCACTTCATTAAAAGCTGTACGTTGGGAAAGATCTGATTTACGAGCAAAATACTCAAGTCTAAACTTTTCACCTTTTTTTCCATCTGATGTGGTCATTACATAATCTGGATTGTTAGCAATATTTTTCATAAATTGCATACCTGCTTTTGACTCTGCATAGCGTTTACCGCCAGCACCTTCAGGATTATAGAAGTATAATGCTCCTCCTGTTAAATCTTCTAATTCGTTTTTTCTAGCTTGTTTTACTAAATCTAAAGCATCTCTCATTTGTTTTTTTGTAGGTTTAAAGTTACTTTGTGCTCTACCTATATATCCAGAAAATTGACCAGGGGCTGAAACAATTGAAAAAAAGTCTTTTGAATCTTCTTTAAAATTTAAATCGCTCTTTTGCCTGTTCTGAATTATATTCATAATTTTTTGCATTCCCTCTTTTTTAAATACCCCTGCTTCTGAAACAAGAGTTTCTGCTATTGCTATGTCTTCTTGTTTACGTGAGGGAGAGGGTTTTTCTTTTGGAACAGGGATAACTTCATCACCATTGCTCATTCCAATTCGTTTACCTAAAGCAGCTTGCATTTCAGCCTGTGGTTCTTGAGGCTCCTGTTCTTTTTGCTCTTTTAATTTTTCTTCAGTTTCAGGTTTACCACGATCATTGATCTTTTTTAACAGACCATATCCAATCTTACGAGCGAGTGCTCGTGGTATGTAGTATTCACCATTTGAAACTGCAACAGGGACATTACCATCTACTTGTTGTTGTGGACGTTTTAAATCAGAAATAGTTATTTTAATGCCTTCTTTTTGTAAAGCTTCTATGGCTGGTTGTATAATTCTTTTTTCTAAATCTAACTCACCAACTTCATCTACTGCTGCAGCATTGATTACAAAAGATTCTTGTTCTGCATCCATTGGCACATCATCTGCCACTCCAGATTGATCTTTGCCTTCAACTGCGATTGGCCCAGTAGTTGCAACTGGTTCTGTAGGCTGATCTCCAAGTGCCATCATTTCACGAGCGATTGGCAACATTTCGTCAGTTTGAGGTATCTCTTGTTCTGGTTCACTAATCTTTTCAGAAGGCTCTGGCATTGGCTCTTGTGGCTCTGGCGTTTGCTCTTGTGGCTCTTCAGCGTCTATTGAAAAATTAACACCAAAAGTAGATGCGAATGCTTTAAGAGAATCTGCAGAATTGTTTTCAATTAGCTCAGAAACCATTACCTGTTCACTCTCTTCAAGAGCGTTGTAATTTGAGATGAATTGTTGTTTTGTTACATTCATAATATCTAAATCTTTATGTTAAAATGGTCCAGCATCAGCGAAACCTCCAGACGGGTCAGTTTCTGTATCTGTACCAGGGGCAGTTTGATCTTGAGTAGGCTTATCATCAGTAGGACCACCAAAAAGGCCATATGTATCTACATGTTCTGCCCATTTATCCATGGACTCAAAGCTTAATGAAGGATTACCAAATTCATCCAAATCATTATAGTCTAGGTATCCAGCCCCATACGATGTTGTGCCAATCCCCCCTGGGCCTTGAGTTGACATTGCTTGAGCGTATTCTAGTTCAGCGGGGTTAATTGAAAATGAAATTGGTGCAGTGTATGGACTAAATCCACGTTGACTTATCGCAGTATTGAAAGCCTCTTTTACACTGGATAAATCTGTAATATCAGTTGAAAGATCAGTAGGTGCTAATCCGTATACTTCTAGGTCATTAAATGCTTGGGCCACTTGAGGAGATACCTCTTCTTGAAAAAAATCTAATGTGTTTTTGAAAGAATCTGGATCGACTTTACTTAAAGCATCATCAATTAGTTCTTGGATTTCTTCAGTAGCTTCAAAATTAATATTTTGAAATCCTAGCTTGCCAAGATCTGTGCCAGCATCAAAATTTCCTGCAGCTATGGCATTTAAAGCCTCGTTATTTAGAGACACTGCCCCTACGCCAGGAACATCCATCAAACCTACAAGACCTTGTTGAAAATCTGTTGATATTGAAATACCTGGAGTAACTTCTGTGAAACCTGTTTGGGCTGCTTCAGCCATTGAGTTAAATTCAGTTTTATACTCATCATAGTATTCACCCATAAAACCTTTTGCTAATGAAGCAACAGTTCCTACTATCGGTACTGAAGTTATCATACCAGGAGTGGTTACTTTGCCATCAGGTCCAGTTACCATGCTCTGTGTATATCCATATGGACCTGTAACAGTGCTTACAGTAGGACGGCTAGTGCCGTACTCCATATAATCTCCAATGCCTTTAATGGCAGTTTTTGTAGATCCTATTGGATCTTGGACAAACCCTGTTATAGCTTTTCCTAATCTATCAATTCCCTTAGTAACTTGACCTGGAATATCTTCAAGAGATAATTTTGACAGGCCGCTAAAAGCATTAAGAACACCAGCGGCAAATCCTAAAGCTCCTATAGGAGTATTTGGAATCCCATACTGTTTAACTCCTTCTACCATGTTATAAGTGTTAAACACAGTATTTAAATCACGACCCAAAGCTTGTCTTGTAATCCCCTGAGAAACAGCCTGAAATGTATCAGATGCACTTGCACCAAATGCTGCTGCTCCTATGGTGCTTGTAACAGCTTGTCTTGCAATATCAGATCCAGGTGTTCTACTTGCAGTAGTAGGTTGAAAAGTAGAATAATCTGATCCAAATACTTTACCACCCTGTTGAAAACCAAGTCTCTGCATTTGATCAGACATTTTATCTTGAGGAGAAGAGTCTTCTGAAAACAGATCACTATTTACATTTACATATGGAACACTTTGTCTTTCTTCTAAAGAAGATGTAGGAGAGTAAGCTCTATAAGCAAGATCCACAATCTCATTTACAAAACTTTGCTTTGCTGTTTTAGAATAATTACCCTCAATAAGTCTATTTAATGAATCACTAAAATCAGGTATTTTTGTTCTATACATACTAGGTGCAGAGATACCTGATTTTACTCCTCCTTCAACATTAATTGAAGGAACTTTAGGTAATTCTAATTTAACTGTTTGAGCCACTATCTAAATAAACTCTCTGTTGTTCATTTACTTCATCTTTAAGAGATAAAAGATGATCAACCAGTTGGAGCTTCCCCTGGAGTCTCCGCATCTCTAAGTCCAATTGTTCCTTCATTAGCTGGTCCTGAAGGCTGTTCTTGAGGCCCTGCAGGTGGGCCTTCAGGCTGTCCCATGGGGCCTGACTGTTGACCAGGGGGAGCAGCGTTTGGCATGTTTCCTTGTTGAGCATTTAGTCCTCGTAGTACATCTGCAAATATTTGTGCATCATTAACATCATTTACAAGTAAATCTGGATCAATATCTTGTGATATTGCAAGTTCACGCACAAGGTTAGGAATCTTAATAAATGGAGCAAGCATTGGATTACCGACTGTTTGAAGTAATGTCATCAAACGTTGGCTACGAACTTCTTTCTGCATCACTGCAGAAGTGCCTTGTGGTTTTATTTCAAGATCACCTTTTACCTCTGGATGATCTTTGTTAAACTGCATGTTCCAAAAGAACATTGACTCTCCCATTGGTTTGAGAAGAAAGTCATCAATATTTTTAATTACAGTTTTGACACTAAGGTTAGCACCACCAAGAAGCATACTTAAACCTGCAGCGGTTCGTCCTGTGCCAGAAACACCAGTTTGACCATGCATAATGCTAGGTAATCCTGTTTCTTCATCTGCTAACTGTCTTGCAGCTTGATACATCTGAATGTTCTCAGGTGCAGTGTTTGGAAACTTTACTGCATTGATTGCAGTCCCTGTAACACCAGACTGCCTTCTAAATACTTTACCAGGATAAATATCATAGTTCTGTCCTGGCACAAGAGATGCCTCATCAACATCAAAGACTACGTTGCCAGCAAGAGCTAAGTTGTCAATCGCCATGCGAATGTGACCATTCATCAACAACTGTGCATCTTCCATATTTTCAGGAATACCTACACCAAATAGTTGATAAGGATTAATTTCATAAGGCACGGCAAAAAATGGTATGCGATAGGGTGTAAATGGATTTAACACAAGCCTAAGAACCATGTTGCCGCATATCCATGCATTAACCGGAACCTCACTAAGCTCATCCATATCAATGGGCAGTCCCATCTCATAAGCTAGTTTTGAGTCAAGGTTTCCCCAGTATTCAAGAACTTCAAAACGATCAGTGCTTTGTTGCACCTCCATGTTTTCATTACGAATGGTATCTTCAAAATACTTGTCGTCGTAATTAGGCCCTTGATCTAAACAAGCACTCACTGTTTCAGGATTGAAATACGGCTTGTCCATTAAGTCACGCATTTGGCTTCTATTGAGCCTATGTCTTTGGACAACGTATGAACAATCTTCTACGCTAGTAGCTGCAGGGTCAGGATAAAAACTCCAACATGAAACAGACTCTAACTTTGGCACTAGCCGTTTGTAAGGTTGATACCCTTCTTCTTGATCCCAGTTATGAACAGTTTTTGTTTCATTTAGTGGACCTTTCATTACTCCAGTGCCAAGAAGAGCGCACTCAAATATTGAGTTACGCAAAACATTCGTAGCGTTGTTTTCATGCAATTGATCATGGATTAACTTTTCCATAAGTCTTGCAGTCTCTCGCGCAGGGCTAATCTGAGGCTCTCCTAGTCTTGAAGGGCCTTCTGCAAGATTTGCATCCTCATATTTGCTCTCAAGACCCCCTAAAAATGTAGCCTCTGTAGCCCCTGGTTTTAATTCACGACCATCCCCAGGAAACCCATAGGGACTTTCAGGTTCTTGTTGTTGACCTTGACCTGTAGTATCAAGGTGGGCAAACTCTGCAACACCTTCAGGTATGGGGCTTGATTCTACTACAATAGGAAATTTTTTATTTGCAAACAGAACATCAATTATCTGACCGTAAGCAGCAAGAACTTTTGTTTTTGTAATCTTCAAGAAAACTCTGCTTCTTTCAGAATCACGGAATTGTGTATCACCATCGTATATTCCACGAAAGTTTTTGTATGCTTTTAGCCAACGTTGCTCATGCTGATAACGACCTGTTTCAGCATCTTCAAATTGTGAACGTACTGTTTGTGCTACATTGGTAGCAGCCTCATCTACAAAGACTGCACCAATTGCATCTCCTAGTGGCGTGTCAGCCATGGGATTTCCTTTTTATTAGTAGTCGCGTTGTTCCGCAAGCGAATCAAAGTTTGCATCTATCATATTGTCACCCTTACGAGGCATGTCAACCTGTAAAGCTTCACGATCAATAGGCCCGACTAACATTTGATCTAGCCCTTCACGATACAAAGAACCTTCAGCAACTTCTGATAGTTCACCTTGTTTTTGCATCATTCCCATAATGTAACCAGCGTCTTTATTCATAGCTTTCTCCTTTTAATAGCCAAAGACAGAATCAAAGGGTTGAGGTTTTGCCTCTTTTATTTTATTCATCATATTATTTATAGTAAGGTGGCCTCTTGCCCTTGTCATACACATATAACGTAACGCATCATACGCATGATCATCCGCTTTTGTATCTACATCTTCTGGATTAGATTTTGATAATGGAAGACTAGATAAAGAACGAATTAAATCTGTGCATGTAGATAATATTTTTATTCTTGGTTCCTTACTTATAGGATCAAGTTGTAATCTACGATGCACTTCCATCTTTCCCGCTAATCTATTACGATCTGATGGAGTAAATCTAGCACCACAACGTATTAAAGTTTCTGCAATGCTAGGGCCTGTGCCTGTTCTATTCCAACATGAAGAATCAAGCACAGAATGATACATTGGAGGGTCATTCCCCTCCATGTTAACTATAATATTAGCAAGGTTTTCTGCAGTCTGACCTTTGCCATAAAACTCTTTGTATATCCAAAGGGTGTCATCCCAATCTATCGCACCCCAGAGAACACAAGCTGGTGCAGCATATCCATAATCAGCCGCCCGTAATCTTAACCAATTCGTAGGTATCTGAACCTTTGTAGCATCCACAACATGAATACTACGAGAAAACTCTGGGAACGCCGCCCCCTCTGCGACATCCCAATCCCCTTCAAGAAGTCTTCTTCTTTCCACTTCTGGGAGCGACCTTAACATGGCTTCATATTCGCCACTCTGAGCTAGGTAGGGGTTATCCGTCAACCTTGCTGGAATGAACTTACGAAGAAACAAGGGTTGACCAGCTTTTCCATCGGGTGCTGAGTCAGGCCAAAGTAATGGCTCACCTGATTCAACATCTGTAGCTGCAAACGGTGTATTTGCAGGAGCGGGATCAATATACATCTTTTTGACCCACCAACCTCCTACACCACCAGGGTTTCCTGTACAACGCATGTAAGCATCAATCTGCTCATCAGTTGTACGAAGACGAGAACGTAAATACTCCCAAACATAGGGAGTAGGGTAATGCGTTATCTCGTCAATACCTATCCATGTAAAGGCTTGTCCTTGGTATCTCGTAACGTCTTTGTCTTTGTCGAGATATGAGAACCATGCTGTAGCACCGGAAGGGAACTGCCACATTGCCTTTGACTCTCTGAAGATTGCCCCAGGAAAAGCTTTTGGATAAAGCTGTTTGCTTTTGTCAACAAGCTCCGTAAGTTCGTCCAAAGTACGCCTAATGATAAGAGCACGATGATTGGGGTTATCACAGTACCTAAGAAGATCAGCAAGCAAAGCGTAAGACTTACCGCCACCAGCAGCACCGCCATAGAATACATCTCTTTCAGGACTCGCAAGAAAATCTGTTTGTGGCCCTGAATTGGGCTTGAAGACAACATCAGCGTCCTTCTCTATTAGCTCTCTTACTGCTTTTGGAACACTATCAATAGTGTCTTGTTCTAATACTTTTGAACCTTTAGAATTGAAGATTGCGTCTTCAACCTTTTTTAAATTTGTTTCTTTTTTCTTTACTGCTTCTCGTGACTTTTGAACTTTTCTTTCTGCAGATGCTCTTCTCTTTTTAGCAGCGGCAAGACTTCTCTGTGATTGCCTTCTTGCCTTTTCTGCACGAGAAACGTTGTAAGACCCTTTTTGCCCTGCTTCAAGCTTGGGCCTTCCTCTACCTCTTTTAACAGGGGCTTCTTCTGTCATTGATTAGCACTCAAAAATATCATAAGCCCTATCGTAAATATTGCTCCCACTAGCAACGTAAAAAGAAAAGTTATTGCTACATTCTTTACTATGTTTAGTTTCTTTTTACGTTTTTTTTCTGCTTCTTGTTTTTCTTTTTTTACCTGTAGTCTAG